CAAAAGCTGGCTGGCCTTTGCGGTGGCTAAGCATTGTCGCTCTTTTGGCAAAGTCATTTACCTGGACTTTGACAACCCGCTAAACGTACTGAAAGACCGTGGCGTATCGGAAAAGCTAATCGCTTTACCAGGTATTTATTATGTTCAGCGTTCCAAAACAACCATGACAGCACCCGAAATGCTGGATGCGTTAGACGAAAAAGCTAGTGGTACTGCCTATGCAAATACCCTTGTGGTGGTGGATAGCTTGCGTAATTTTGGTGATGTAATGAATGACGCCAAAGCTATGCAAATCATGAACAAGTTTATGAACTTGCGTGAAGCAGGAGCAACCGTTCTGCTGCTGTCGCATGCCAATAAAGACGGCAAAAACTATCAGGGCAGTAACAATATTAGAAACTCAGTAGACAATATGTATCGGCTTGCCAGAGCCGATGCCCCAGAAGGCCAAATCAGCTTTGTGCTTACTCCAACCAAAGAGCGAGCCAGCATCGAAGAGTGCGCCTTTGCGGTGGATTGCGGTAGCCTAAGCCTGCAGGGAATCAATCTGGAAACAGCTCGATTAAATGCTGACGAGCTGGATTTTGTAACCCGCGCTAAAGCCATTGTTACGACCCAGCCTGGCATCAATAAAAAAGAGCTATTGCAGGAATTAGGCTATGAGCAAGACGACAAAACAGCCAGAAACAGGCTGGACGAATTTGAAGGGATCCACTGGAAATCTATTAAAGTTAAAGGCATCTATACCTATCAGGTGGTTTCAGATCCAAGTCTTACCAGCGCTACAAGCCCTTTGCAGTAAGCCAATTGTAAGACTTGTAGCACTTGCAGAAAGCTCCGTTAAGGGGCTTTTTTTGTTTCTGTGAACGGGGTAGATTGCAAATGAAATAAAGACAGGTAACAGAGTATGTTATGCCTACCAACAGTAAAAACGATAACAAAACAAATCTAACCCCTAGTTTGGGTAAAGCAATTTGGATTTTTGCTCTAACACCCATAGCGATGGCTATTGTTATGGCTATCACTTATTACTGGCGTTTTGGTGTTTGTACTAAAAATGATTTAGTACCAAACATGTCTGATTCAAGCCCTGATCTATGGTGTTTGTACTCTGCTGGTATGGAGCAATGGGGGCAGATAGGTGACTTTTTTGGCGGGGTGCTTAATCCTATCATAGGGTTAATAACAATTTTTCTTGTGATGTATTCAATTCGACAGAACCAAACAGCGCTTAAGCAAAGCCAATTAGCATTGGCTCAAAATGAAGCTGCTCTAAAACAAAATGAGCAGGCGTTGAGTGATTCTAGGCAGGAGCTTGTGAATTCGAATCAGATAATGAAAGACCAAAAAAACCTTATGGACTTCGAGTTGAAGCTTAGTCTTTTTAATAGTCTATTAAAGTCTATAAGTGAAGAGGCAAGCCGATCTCATGAATTGGTAGTGGAGGAAGATGATCATTCAGAGAAAAGAATCAAAAGTTCAGGCAATCAGGCAGCATTTTTTTATTTCGCTAAGCAATTGCATCAAACGGAGGAGCCAATCAATTTAACTTTGATACAAGAGGTACAAATTGATTTCTTCAAGGAAAGAGCAAATGTTGTGGCTCCATGGTTTTTTGGTTTATACAAGATGTACGCACAGTACCCCAAAGATAGCGAGTTTAGGCAAACTTTTGAATTATCGATGTCTATTCATATTCAGCCTAATTTTATGTTAAGTATGGCTCTGTTTACAACAACAGAGGCTTTGCTAATTAAAGGAAATGCTCAAGATTTCGAAAAAATTAAAGAAGAATTGGCAATTATTAGAGGCGCGTTAGAGAGTTGCGGTCACGTATCTTACAGAGAGGCTCTAGACTTGTTCTTATTAAAACTGCAGCATGAAAATATTTGAAATAATTAGCAAAACCCTTTAATCCGTACCTAAATCAAATGCTCGCTAATCTGTGGTTAACCAACGTTAACCCGGATTGGCGAGATGTCAGAAGCCCTTCGTATACACCTTAAAACCCATAGTTTTTCCCACGGCACCTTTGGTGAATTGTTCAACGCAACCACTGGGGAACGTATTTGCGTCACTGTCGAATGCCCTTGGTTAAATAACGCACCTGGCAAAAGCTGCTTACCTGCGGGTGACTATATTGTCGAAGCACATGTAAGCCCTCGCTTTGGCCCATGCCTGATCATCACAGCCCCAACGCTTGGCGTCACTAAAGAAGGCCCGTCTCTTCGCACTCATTGCCTATTTCATTCAGCCAATCTGCCCAGCCAATTACAAGGTTGCGTTGCGCCTGGTAAAGCCTTTGGTGTGGTCAGTGGTGAATGGGCAGTACTGAATTCAAAAGATGCTCTGCAGCAGCTGCTGGTACTGGTAGGCAACGACAAAGTGCCACTGCGTATTGAGCGCAACTAACGATGGGAAAGAACTGGGAGTGGAGTCTGCAGCAAGGCCGCGAAAAGCGCCTGGCAGCTGAAAAGCGAGCTTATGAAAGCGGTGCTCCAGTTCCGGCAAAGCCACCTCTGCATAGCCGTGACGGCACCATGCAGGACTTATTCGAAAAAGGCTGGTTCGGTGTTACCCCTGTCGACATCCAGCGTCATATCAAACCACCCGCACCACTTGGCTCAGTGCTTACAGAGAATAAGCGGCTTCGGGAATTATTAGGATTGTAACCATGTCCATCGCCATAGCTACAGGCATAGCCTCTTTAGCCGTTGAATACGGCCCCAGTGTGATCCGCAGTATCAGCAGCTTGTTTGGCGGCAATAAAACCGCCGACAAAGTGGCCGACATTGTAGAAAGCGTGGGCCAGTTGACTCTGAAGCCGCAAGATAAAGTCGCTGCTGTCGCAGAGCAAATCGCAGCGTTACCGCCCGCAGAGTTTGTTGAGCTGGAGCGCATTAAACTTGAACTGGAGAAAGAACAAACCCGCCGCCAGGAACTGGAGAATCAGCGCTACAACGCTCAACTGACAGACCAGCAAGCCAGTCACGCCGAAACCCAAGCCACCATCAGAGCCGGTGACGGTGCCACGGATGAATACGTCCGCCGCACCCGCCCTTTGATGGCCCGCCAGTCTTTCTATGCAGGCACAGCTTATGTGCTGTTGATGGCCATGCTGGAAGCCTTTGGTAAAGGCGCAGGCCCAGATTGGTATATCGCCATGACCGTCTATACCCCAGCACTGGGTTACCTGGGGCTGCGCACTATTGACGGCTTTGCGCCATTTGGAAAATCAAGCAAGGACAAACCAACAAAACCATGAGCGATTTATTAGACAGAGCCAGCGAGCTAGAGCAACACCAGCGCGAAATAGCCATAAAGCAGGCACTAAAGCGGCCTGCTGCTGAGCAAGATATTGATGAGGACGGAAATCACTACTGCAACGATTGCGGAGTCCGAATTCCACCTGAGCGTATTGCAGCTGTGCCAAGCGCAGTGTGCTGCATCGACTGCCAGAGCATCCGTGAACATGAAAGGAAAAAACTGTGTTCGAAGATATGAATTACTCCGGCGCTAAGTTCTGGCTGGATGCTGGCCAGCTGTTATTCACGGCCATCATTGGGCTGTATGTCTGGCTCAGCAAAGGGCCGAAGGAAAACAAAAAGGATTTGGACGCCTTAAAAGTTCAGGTGGATGAGCAGCAAACCCAGATAGAAAAAATTGAGCTGAAGCTGGAATACATCCCAACCAAAGACGAGTTCCACGCCCTGGACAACAAGGTCACAGGGCTGGTGGGTCAGGTCGATAGCGTACATGGCCGTATGCGCTCTATCGAGGGCAAGCTGGATTTGCTGATTGAAAACGAATTAAGGGGAAACACCAATGCTCGGTAATTTAATGAAAGAACATCAGCGCTTAGTCGTGCTGCGGCTACTTGCCGAAGACACGGGCTATGACCTGAACGAGTCGATTTTGCACGACGGCATTAATGCGGTGGGCCTGAGCATCAGCCGTGATGGTTTGCGTGTCGAATTAGCCTGGTTGGAAGAGCAAGGTTTAATTGAGCTGAGCAAAGTGGGCTCTATTCAAATCGCCAAACTGACCCAGCGCGGCTTAGATGCTGCGGAAGGTCGCGTCAAAATCCCAGGCATTAAGCGCCCAAGCCCAAACTAAAAAGGTGTGCCATGACGGATAAAGTAACCCGTGGCCGCCGCAGTAAAATAGACCTGCTTCCTGAAGCAATACGCCAGGAACTGGATTCAAAACTGCGTGATGGCCGCCTTACCCAGCAAGACGTTCTCGACTACATCAACGACCTGATAGACCAAAGCCAACTGCCCCCAAAAGACAAAGAAGAGTTAAAGCTTTCCCGCTCTGGGCTCAATCGCTATGCCAGTCATTTGGAGACCATAGGCAAAGACTTGCGGGAAATCCGAGAGGTCAGCAATGCGCTGGTGGCTCAGCTGGGCGACAAGCCAACTGGTGATGTCAGCCGGATGATTTTAGAGATAGGCCGCACTCAGCTATTCAAAGCCATGATGACCAATTCCAGCAAAGAGGAAATGGACATTGGCATGATTAAAGACGCCATGCTGGCAGCACAGCGCCTGGAAGCCGCCGCTATGCACAGCCACAAGCGGGAAAAAGAGATCCGCCAGTTGTTTGCTGAAGAAGCTGCAAAAGCAGTCACCGAAGAGTTGCGCGGTGAGGACGGCATGAGTGAGCAATTGGAAGACAAAATCCGAAACATTCTGCTAGGTAAAGCGTAATGGTCGCAGCCAAAAAAAGCACTGGCTTCAAAGGTTTGAAAAAGACTGACACAGCCAGACCCGCCCGCATTAAGGGGCTGAAAGCAATTTCAGCTCCCCGAAAAATCGACCTGCAGGAAGAAATGGATCTACTTGGGGTCGACGTTCCGCAAGACATCGCAGATGCACTGCCAACCAAAGAGCCCGTATTTCTACCCTACCAGCAGCGCTGGTTTGAAGATGGATCTCAAATCATGATTGCGGAGAAAAGCCGCCGTACAGGTTTAACCTGGGCAGAGGCTGGCCGCAATGTGATTAATGCAGCGAAGCCACGCAGGCGCGGTGGTTGCAATACCTTTTATGTGGGCAGTAAACAAGAAATGGCGCTGGAATACATCGCTGCCTGTGCCCTATTTGCCAAGGCATTTAATAGCCTTGCCGAAGCAGATGTGTATGAACAGACCTTCTGGGATAACACCAAGAAAGAAGAAATCTTGACCTACATGATCCGGTTTCCGAAGTCTGGCCGGAAAATTCAGGCGTTAAGTTCGCGCCCAAGCAACTTACGGGGCTTGCAGGGCGACGTGGTGATAGATGAAGCGGCTTTTCATGAATCACTGGAAGAGCTTTTAAAAGCTGCTTTAGCGCTAACCATGTGGGGCAATAAGGTTCGTTTAATCAGTACACACAATGGCGTAGACAACGCTTTTAACTCATACATTCAGGATGCGCGGGAGGGCAAGAAAGATTACTCAGTCCATACCATTACCCTAGACAGCGCTATTGCAGAGGGCTTGTACAAAAGGATCTGCTATGTCACTGGGCAAACATGGACGCCTGAGGCTGAGCAAAAGTGGCGTGATGGACTATACAAAAACGCGCCAAATAAAGAATGTGCAGACGAAGAATATGGCTGTGTGCCGAAGAGATCAGGCGGTAACTACCTGAGCCGAATTCTGATCGAAACGGCAATGGTTGCAGACCGCAGCATCCCCATTCACCGCTTTGAGTCACCTGAGAACTGGGAGTCCTGGACAGAAGAAATGCGCATGGCCGAAATGGCCACATGGCTTGAAACCACGGTTAAGCCTGAACTTGAAAAGCTCAGCTGGGCTGACCGCCATGTGCTGGGTGAAGACTTTGCACGCAAAGGCGACTTATCTGTCTTTGTACCTTTGGCTATCAAGCCTGACTTACGCAAACGAGTGCCGTTTGTTGTAGAGCTAAGTAACGTCACTTACAACCAACAGTGGCAAGCACTTTTATACATCATGCAAGGGCTACCGCGATTCTGCTCTGGTGCCTTTGATGCCACCGGTAATGGTGGTTATTTGGCAGAGCAAGCGGCACTTAAATTCGGCAGTGAAGCGATTGACTGCGTGCACTTAACTGCGGGCTGGTATGGCGAATGGATGCCGAAGCTCAAAGCAGAATTCGAAAGCTTTAATCTTGAACTGCCGCGCCACCAGTGTGTGCTGGATGATTTACTCCATATCAAAGTAGAAAACGGCATCCCTCAGATTGATAAAGGCCGACAAAAGGATTTGGCATCAAATACGGGCAAAGGCAAGCGTCACGGCGACTTTGCTGTCGCGTTGGTAATGGCCATTCGAGCCAGTTGGATGGAAGGCGGCGCTATCGACTTTACCCCAGTTACGGCACTTCACCAGGGCGATGAGCCCTCTGCATATTCACACACTTCAGGATGTTGGTAATGCACCAGGATAAAAATGGCACTCTGTACCGAGTGCGCGAAAAAGAACTAGCCACAAAACAAACCGATAACAGCCCGCGCATTATTCAGCTGCGCCGTGAGTTCGCTGAGCATCCAAGCCGTGGCTTAACCCCAGCCACCTTGGCGGCCATTTTAACGGATGCAGAGCAAGGCAATCTGTTAGGCCAGTGTTACCTGGCAGAAGATATTGAAGAGAAAGACGGCCATATTCATGCCGAGTTGTTTAAACGCCGCATGGCGTTGACCAGCATCCCTTTTCAAATCAAACCACCCCGTAACGCTTCGGCCCAGGAGAAAAAAGACGCTGCAAACTATGCCGACATTATTGCTGACATCCCAGATTTTGAAGACGTCATTTTTAATATGTCCGACGCCATTTTAAAGGGGTTTAGTAATACCGAGTTCTGCTGGGAAAGCTATAACAACTTTCGGATCCCGTCAGCCTTTGAGCACCGTCTGGCCACCTGGTTTCAGTTGTCGCTCTGTGACCAGAATAAAATCGTGCTGCGTAATGGCACGGCTGAAGGTGAAGAACTGCAGCCCTTGAATTGGATCCAGCATCGCCACGCCAGCAAAAGCGGTTATGTGGCCCGTACAGGTTTAGTGCGTCAGTTAGCCTGGCCTTTTGTTTTTAAAAACTATTCAGTGCGCGACCTGGCGGAGTTTTTAGAGATTTACGGTATTCCGATTCGTATAGGTAAATACCCCTCTGGTGCCACGCCAGATGAAAAAAACAAGCTGCTGCAGGCGGTATGGAGTGTTGGCCATAACAGTGCTGGCATTATGCCCAAAGGCATGGAAATGGACTTTATCGAAGCGGCCAAAGGTGGCGGTGAGCCCTTTATGACCATGATGAGCTGGTGTGAACGGATCCAGTCGAAAGTTATCCTGGGGCAGACATTAACTGCTCAGGTCGATAGCACCGGCAGCCAGGCACTGGGTAATGTGCATAATGAAGTCCGGTTAGATATTCGTGATCATGACCTGCGTCAAATCGCTAGCACCTTAAACAACCATGTGCTGTGGCCTATGCACATGCTAAACGGCAAGTCCTACAACGGTGATCCGCGCCGTATGCCGCGCCTGGTGTTTGATACTGAAACGCCGGAAGACATTCAGACCTTCTCAGAAGCCTTGCCTAAGCTGGTGGGTGTGGGAATGCAAATTCCACAGAGCTGGGCTCACACCAAATTGATGATCCCACAGCCAGAGAATAACGAGCCTGTATTAGGGGTTCCAGCTGCAGCGCCTATCCAGTCTGTAACGCCTGAACCAAAAGATAAAACCGCGTCTTTGCGTCTTGCGTTAGCCTCGCTCAAAGCGACGAATTCAGTGGAAGAGCCAGACACGGCTGATTTACTGGCAAAGCAGCTGAAAAGCAAAGCCGCCCCAGTGATGGCCAAACTGATGAAGCCGATTGAAGAGCTGGTACAAAACGCATCCAGCCTGGAAGAGCTGATGCAGCAACTGCTGGAATTGGAAGGCAAGCTCAATGACACCGAACTGCAGGAGCTACTGCAATTAGCCTTGGCAGCTGCTGAGCTTGCTGGCCGTTATGATGTTGAGCAAGGTGACTAATGGCCATCGGCAAAGCTCAGTATGGCTCACTGCCATTTAAAGAGGCCATCGCGTTTTTCAGGGCCAAGCTTAATGTGCCTGGTGAACGCTGGACGGATGTATGGAAGGAGCAGCACAACACTGCCTTTACCGTCGCCGGAGCCATGACCACCAGTTTGCTGGGTGATTTACGCAACGCCGTGGATTCAGCCATCGCTGAAGGTAAGAGTTTAAACTGGTTTAAACGCGAGTTTAAAAACATAGTTAAACGCACGGGCTGGGATCATACAGGCGATGCTGCCTGGCGGGCTGGTGTGATTTACGACACTAATATGCGCCAAAGCTACAATGCCGGACGCTACCAGCAACTGCAAAACTTTGAGTTCTGGCGTTACGTGCATGGCGATAGCCGCTACCCACGTCCAGCGCATCAGGCCAATCACAACAAAGTACTGCCCCGCACCAGTCCTTGGTGGGATGTGTGGTTTCCACAAAATGGCTGGGGCTGTAAGTGCCGTGTGGTCGGTGAAACCAAGCAAAGCCTAGCACGAAAAAAACTGCAGGTCTCACCTGAGCCTGTGATTGAAATGCGCGAGTGGACAGACAAGAAAACTGGCGAAGTGCACTGGGTCGCCAAAGGTATTGATCCGGGCTTCGACTACGCACCAGGGAAAATAAGCAGTAGCGAGAGGGCTAAGCTACAAGCTGCAGAGCAACCGCCTTTGGCTGAGCGTTTACCTGAGCGTCTGGTGCCATCGGCCTTTAGTACAGTGCCTGGTGTAAACGTGCATCGACTCAATGAAAAGCTACAGGAGTTAATGGAGACATCAGCAGCACCGGAAGTAACCCAGCTCAGCGCTTTTATCAAAAAGCACGATCTAAAAACGCTGTTTATCAAGCAAGCAGAAATGAACCCTAAAGCGGTTGCGGCCACAAAAATACTGGCTGATGTGCAGAGTTATGTAGGCCCACTTGCTGGTTATCATCCGATGAACCTGATGACAACAACGGGCTACCTCAGCGCCGATGGTTTTACGTCAAGAGTCTTTAACCATGTGGTAATCAAAACAAACGCTGATATGGCATTGAGCAGGACAGTGATAAACGAAATGCGCCGAAGCGTGGACGCCGTGGTCCTTTTAAAGCAAAGTGGTCAACCAGCATTCACGTTGTCAGACTTTATCAAACGCTTTAATACACATGGGCAAGATGCCGCGATTCTGACAAACTGGCTGCATGAAATGGGGCATCAGGTGCACTATAAGGCTGGTTTGCCCCACAGTCGGCTATATGATTGGCTCACCACCTACGGCCAGACCAATCATAAGGAATGGCATGCGGAGTTGTTTGTGATGTGGGTATTAAATCGCAAAGCGTTAGAGTCCTGGAATAAAGACATTGCGCTATACTTCGACAACTTAATGAAACAGGTACTGCAGTAGATGGATATTTTAGAAAAGGTGCAGCAAATGCTGGCCGATGGCACTTATCCCAAGCCTGAGCCAACGCCTTATAGCGACCAGGCATTTGCACTGTTAAAAACCGAGCTGCCTTTTCCGGAAAAGTTAAAACAAATCCGCGAACTGCAGAAGCTGGCGAGCGCTGCAGCTGGTGAAGATGCCAGCCGCTTTGGTTGGGTAGTCGAGTCGATTTATGCTGATGCCACTGAAGAACAAATCAAATTGATGTTCGAGGACGCTGAGTAGTGGCGGGCGCGTTTATCCAGGTAAAGTTAACAGGCCAGGCAGAACTTGTGGCCACGTTAAACCAGATGATGAAAAACAGCTCAGACTTAACACCAGCCCTATCTCAAATTGGTGAATACCTGCAGGCATCGCATCATGCCCGCTTTCAATTAGAAGTCGCCCCAGATGGCACGCCCTGGGAGCCACTGGCCCCTGAAACTATCAAGCGTAAAAAAGGCGAAGACAGGATCCTGCAGGACAAGGGGTATCTGCGTGATCAACTGAGCTACGAAACCACATTGAACCAGCTGCTGTTTGGTTCGAATTTGGAATATGCCGCAACTCACCAATTTGGCCGAGAAGAGGGCGGCATAGTGCAACGCGAGTTCCTTGGCTTAACATCTGGCCCCTGGAATGACGGCGAAGAAATACTGGCTATTCTGCAAGACCATCTACAAACGAGCTAAAGTCCCTGAAACGCATTTTAAGCGATTGAGTGCGTTATACTGCGATGGACGTATTGGGTAATCTGGTTTAAACGCTTTTGAGGTGATTTAAACGGGCATTTAACGAATGAGAAAGGACGCTTCACCATGATTGAGACCTGTATCGGATTTTATTACGCCCTCCTGGAGCTTTTTGATTTTAAGCCTCTATACGATGTTACTTTTGCGTTGTTAAAAGGTTCACTTACTATCCTGTGTGTTTATATCGGTGCGTCGCTTGCTCTCAGAAATATTCAGACCAAGCAGAGAATTGATGATGAGGTTGAGAAAGTGAAAGCAAGTAATCAATTTATCATTTCAATGATACAACTTACTCGCACAATGGAGTTTTGCCTTGACAACTATCATTCAGGTAAATTTTCTGTACCTGAGTTGAGGGGGTTTTTGGCCGGAGCCAGAATGTATAAGGGAGAATCATCAGACTTCGATTGTGCCAGGTTAAGTTTTATAACTGAAAGTAGCTATTCTGAAGAGGAACTAAGTAGTCTTTCTGATCCATTGCTGTACTCATCAATATTAACGCACTCTAACTCATATGTTGGCAGTTGGAATGAGAGAGACAACATTCACAAAGAGTTGTTAAAACAATTTAACCTGATCAAAAAAGAGCCGCTGCGTACAAGTTATAACAATCTTATCATCCAAAAGTATGTTGAGGCATTAGGTCCTCAACCGATTATCACTTTGGCGCAATATACGGAAAACCTTATCGAAAATACCGTTAAGCAGGTACATATAAATAGAAAGCATATATTGGGATTTATAAGGATGGTCGACAGCTTAATAAATCACGAATTGATCAAAGGTAGGGCTCAACTAATTAAAATTGAGGGAGAAGCTGTGGAGCATGAATTCCCGATATATGATGATGAGAGTATCGAACAAGCTGTTTTTGATTGCTGCGCTATCAATTAGCAAAACCCTTTAATCCACAAGTCTAACGTCTATCCCCCAAAATCAGCCCAGTGAGTTTTTAACCCTGGGCTTTTATGTTTTCCACATCTGCTGTTGCCATCGCTGTATTAAGTGCCACCACTACTGGCCAGTTGGGCTTTGCTGTTTTAACGGGCGAGCTGACTGACTCTGACGGGTGGGCGCAATTGCTGCCTGATGGCGAATTCAGTGCCATTGATGGCCGTCCGCATGATGTACCAGATGGCAAATGGAAAATGAACGCTGAAATAGCGGCCAGAGTTATTGCCAAAGCCAAGCTGCGCAAAACTGATTTTGTCATTGATTACGAGCACCAAACCCTAAGCACAGACAAAGGCACCAAAGCCCCTGCCAGCGGCTGGTTCAAAGGTGCGGATATGGAGTATCGCGAAGGAAAAGGTTTGTTTATCCGACCAATCTGGACACCTCCAGCTCAGGCGCATATCGACGCCAAAGAATACCGCTACTTGTCTGCCGTCTTTCCATACGACAAGACCACAGGCGAAGTCCTGCAAATCAATATGGCGGCACTCACCAATTACCCTGGCGCTGACGGTATGGAGGCGCTGGCCTCTTTAGCGGCCCAGCACTACTCAACCACTAACCCAACCAATCAGGGAGTAACCCCTATGTCCGAAGCAATGAAAAAGCTGCTTGGGCTGCTTGGCATTACCGTCACCGATGGCAGTGAACCCACGGCAGAACAAACAGCAGCTGCTACCGCAGCATTGACGGCCTTAATGACCAAAGCCGCCAGTGCCGATGGTCTGCAGCAGGAAGTCGCCGCATTAAAAGCCGATACCGGCAATGTGGATTTAAGCAAGTTTGTGCCTGCTGCGAATTACAACCAGGTGTTAACTGAGCTGGCCGCTTTAAAGGCCAGCAATGAGCAGCTTACTGTCGGCCAGTTAATCGAAAAGGCTGAGCAGGACGGCAAGATGATCCTGGTGAGCGAAAAAGACTATCTGACCAATTTAGGCAACCAAAGCATGGCTGCTTTAAAAGCAGTGTTAGATAGCCGCCCTGTGGTAGCAGCTTTAAAAGGCAAACAAACCACGACGACCACCGCAAGCAACAAAGCCCCAGATGCTGACGACAAGACCGCGCTTGCTGCTCTGACGGCTGATCAGAAAACCATAGCCGACCAAATGGGCGTGTCCCATGAAGACATGGCAAAACAATTAGGAGCAACAGCGTAATGGCGATTGTCAATTCAGCAACCTTAAACGCTCTGCGCGTTGGGTTTAATAAAGCGTTTGAAGAAGGTAAAGCCAAGGCTCAACCGCAGTACAAAGCCGTTGCTACCGTTGTGCCATCCAGCGCAAAAAGTAACACCTATGGCTGGTTAGGTCAGTGGCCGCGCTTTCGTGAATGGGTGGGTGATCGTGTTCTGAATTCGATGAAAGAACACAGTTACGCCATCACCAACAAAGATTTTGAAAGCACAGTGGCTGTGGACCGAAACGACATCGAAGACGACACCATTGGCGTCTATAGCCCCATGTTTAACGAAATGGGGTATGCCTCGGACGTGTTCCCTGACGAGCTGGTATTCCCGCTGTTAAACGCTGGTTTTACCAACCTGTGTTACGACGGTCAGTATTTCTTTGACACCGACCACCCTGTCAATTCCAAAGTCGATGGTACGGGTGCGAACACCTCTGTTTCTAACGCCATCATTGATGCGGGTTACACAGGTCAGCCCTGGTTCTTGTTGGATGTGAGCCGTTCCTTAAAGCCACTGATTTATCAGGACCGCAAAAAGCCGCAGTTTGTGGCGATGGATAACCCGAATGATGAGCGTGTATTCACCAACAAAGAATTCCGCTATGGGGTAGACCTTCGGGCCAATGCAGGTTACGGCTTCTGGCAAATGGCAGTAGGTGTCAAAAAAGCGCTGGGTTATCAAACGCTGTGGGATGCCATCGGCATGATGAAAGGCTTTAAAGCCGATGGTGGCCGTCCATTAGGTCTGGGCAAAGGCAAATTGCTACTGGTGGTGCCTTCGAGCATGGAGCAATTAGCCCTGCAGCTTAAAGAGCGCGAAAACATCAACGACGGCACGGGCGCGACAGTCAGTAATGAGCTTCGCAACAAGTTTGACGTTCTGGTCGCTGACTTCCTGTAACCCTTAACCGCCAGGCAAGTATTTTGCCTGGCGAGGAGAACCCCATGACTCACGTTTTAAAAGTCGTCCTGGTCACAGCGGTGGCGGAAAGTTTTCGTCGCGCTGGATTTGGATTTACCAACAAAGGCACCGCCCTGCTGCGCGAACAGTTCACTGATGAGCAGTACCAGCAAATCGTCAATGAGCCACGTCTGTCCCTACGTGAAATTACTGAGGACCAGATACCTGCAGGCGCTCACATTGCGTACTCGGCTGCATTGGCAGCCACGAAACAGACGCAAGGTGATGGCGAGCAAAGCCAGGGCGTCCAAACCGTAGCCACCTTGGCTGAAGCCTTTGCGCTATTGGATCCGGCGAATACTGAACATTTCACGGGCGGCGGTGTGCCGCAGCTGGAGGCGCTTAGCACGCTGTTAGGCCGTCGTGTCACGGCTGCAGAGCGTGATCCTGCGTTCGCTGAGTTCAAAGCTCAGGCGGCTCAATAAACGGAGCGCCCAGGAATGAGCTATTGCGACCTGACACAACTTAAAACGCGCTTTGGTGCTGATGAAATCAATCAACTGATTGACCCTGACGGCAGCGGCGCGAATGAGTCGATTGCCCTGGCAGAGCTGGACTCCGCCAGTGCCTTGATAGACAGCTATCTGGCAGGTCGCTACCCGTTACCTCTGGCTGTGGTGCCTGTGGTCTTAAACGGCGTGTGCGCCGACTTAACCCGCTACAACCTCTATCGCAATGCGGTGCCGGAGCTGGTGAAAGACAAATACCAGGCCGCGCTCAAGTACTTGCGGGATGTGGCGGACGGTAAAGCCACGCTTGGACTCAGCAGTGAACAGAAAGCCCCTGAAACAGAGGCGGCTATCGAAATCAAAAGCGGTGGCAACGTGTGGCATCGTGATGCCAGCAAAGGCTTTATCTGATGCTGTTGCCTATCGAGCGGTTGTTAAAAGCCTATCAGGAAGACGGTAAAGCCGCCTTTCCCGTCGTTGGCAGTGCATTCAGTGTCGCTCTGGCTATGAAAGACGGTTTGAGTAAACCGCGCCAGGCATACGTCGTGCCTTTGCCTTCGAGCTTTGCACCTGGCACCAAAGACTTGGGGCCGCTACTGCAAACAGGTCAGTTTGAGTTTGGTGTGGTGGTCGGGGCAAAGCTTATCGACGACCCCAGAGGCGAAAAAGGCAACCAGGTGATGGACGCGCTGAGTAAGTCGATGATTGCCGCGCTGATGGGACAGCAGCCCTCAGAGTACGCCGAGCGCATAGAACTCAGCCGCATTGACCCGATAGGCATTAAGGAGAACGGGATCTGGATTTTATACCGCTTTAAAACAATGGTACGCGTGCACCAGGGAGCGTAAGCAATGAATACCAAAAAACATACCGGTGGCAGCAGCTTTGTGATTGATGGCAAAGACGTCACCAAAGATGAATACCAGGCTGCGAAAGCAAAAGCCAAAGCGGCAAAGCCTGCGGCCAAAGCAGCAGTCCAAGACAAAGGGAGTAATGGCTAATGTCATTATCAGATAAAGAAGAGTTTATTTTATTCCAGCTCAATCCTGGTGTGTATGGCTCAGCGCAGGCGTTAACTGCGGTGCACGCTATCCCTGCAGCTGACTTGAATTACTCGCCTGAACTGCAGACAGAGCAAACCAACGAATCCAAAGGCTTTGATGGTGCATCTGCCTCAAAAATTGTCGGCGGTTATCAGCAAATTACGTTCAAATGCTATTTGCGTGGCTCTGCAGATGGTGAGCCGGATACGCCGCCTGTGTATGGTCCGCTTCTTCGAGCTGCTGGCCATCGCGAAGACATCAGCGTCACCGAAGTGACCTACAGCCCTGTCAGTGAATCGCTGGAGCACGGCACCCTTTGGTACTACGTCGGTGGTGTAAACGGCGTACTGCACAAGCTGACGGGGGTGCGGATGTCCTGCAAGTTTGTGGCGAAGGTAGGCGCATTGGCCTATTGGGAATTTACCGCGATGGGCCTGGATAACGATCCGGTTCCTGCAGGTGCTTACCCTAATGTGGATTGGTCAGGCTTAACCGTCCCTCTGCACACGGCCGCAAATAATGTGCAGACCATGACGTTGTTCGGTGCACCTGTCGGTATGTCCACAATGACTGTCACGCCAGGCTTTACTGTTGGCCATATGCATGTGACCAATCAGGAAGAAATCGTCAAAACCGATGTGGTCGGTAGTGTGGACATTTCCATTGTTGAGCCGGATCCAACGACCATCAACTACTGGAGCAAAGCCAAAAAAGGGGATCAAGGACCTCTGGTATTCCAGCAAGGAAAAACTGCTTCTGTCGGCGAGATTTTCCTGGTCGATATTCCCAATCTGCAGCTGGCCACAGCGCCAAGCCGTCAAAAGCGGGATGGCCGTTTGTACCTTGATTTAAAGCTGACCATTGTGCCGTTGACCAAAAACAGCGGCCATACCTTCGTCACCAAATAGCACCGTTCACCAGGATAACCGGACAAGGACGTCCCCCCTTTACACCTATTTTAAAACCCGTTTAAACAGAGGTAACTATGAGCATCCAAATTAAAATATCTGCATTAAAAGACCGCCGCTTTAAAGCTCCAGTCACTGCCTTTTTCGCAAGTGATGAACTCAATGCCGATGGCACATTAAAAACGGACACATTGACCTTTGTCGGTGAGTTTCGTGCGCTTCCCGATGAAGAGATCCGCGCCCACTTAGAAAAGATTGAGAACCTGCGCAAAGATCCGAACACGACCCATGCACAAATCATTGATGAGGTTCGTCAGAACCTTAAACAGTGCCTGGTGGGTATCGCCAAGCATGTCTCTTATGACTACCCGTTTTTAGGTGATGACGGTCAGCCGATAGCCAGTTCCCCAGCGCTGATTGATGACCTGCTGAGCGTCAAAGAAATCCGCGATGCGGTGGAAGAGTCCTACAAAAACGCCCGTAACAGCGATGTATTAGCAAAAAACTCGAAGCCGTAGCCAGCTGGTGGGCTGGAGGTGCAGAGAGCAAAAGCGATGCGGTCAAAGAGCGCATGCAGAAGTTGGGCGCACCTCAAGCCCTGATTGACCAGATAGTGACAAAAGAAAGCGGACTACCGGAGGTCCAGCCCGCGAATCAAATCACAGTCCAGGTCTTTTTTGCGTGTGCTACGCAGTGGGTGTACGCCGGAATGGCCGGAGTCAGGACGGGCCTGAATTATCAGGCGGTCGATGTCCGGGCCTCAAAAATGCCGGAGTATCGCCTGTTGAATTCTGAAGAACAAAATCTGGTGTGGGAAGGACTGCAGCGGATGGAAGCCACTGCACTGAACGTATGGCGGTCTGAGGATTAGCGTTTAAAAAACCAGACCAGAAACGCCGCCATACACAACCCAACCACCACAGCCGCAGCAATTAATAAATTCATTTTCAGTACCTTACAACGGGATTTTCCGCAGTATGAATGACTTAACATTAGCGATCAAGTTAACGACGGAAGGCGGCCAGGTGGTCGTCAAAGACTTATCGACTATTGTCCAGAGCAGCAACAAGGCAGCGGATAGCCTGGACCGCATTCAATCGGCTGGGCAGTCCGCAGGTAAAGGCTTAGACAATGCATCGGATAGCAGCGATGTATTGTCTAAGCATTTAAAAGAGCAAAATCAGCATCTGCAGCGGGTGGTGAACGACTTAGCGCGCTCTGCAGGTGCAAGTAACGCCGCTGGTCGTGGTTTTGATCAGGCAGCGACTGGCAGCAAATCGCTGTCCCAGTCCCTCAAGCAAAACGATGTTGATTTAAACCATGTGCGCGGCCAAATGTTGACGTTGGTCGGTGTCAGTGCGGCCCTTTATGCGGGCTTTGCAGCCTTTGAACAGGTGCGTGGTTTAGCTCAGCAAGCTGATGATTTTAACGTGCTGCAGCAGCGCATTAAAACGGCCACCAAAGAGACTGGCGACTATAACCAGGTCAGCGCCCGCATGTATGCCATTGCACAGGAGAATGGCGCAGCCCTTGCGCCAACTGTCGAGCTATTCCAGCGCTTAAGTTCCAGTCGCAAGGACTTAAAAGCCACCAACGAGCAGATGCTGGATTTTACCGACACCGTTCAAAAGCTCGGTGTCATTGGTGGCTCCAGCAACCAGGCGATGGAAAACGGCCTATTGCAGCTGAGCCAGGGCTTATCGGGTGGCATTTTACGTGCGGAAGAATTCAACTCCATTCTGGAAAACATCCCTGAACTTGCGGTCCGCATTGGTAAAGGGATGGACGATATTGGCAAATCAGACAACGAGCTGGGCCTTGGCGATCTGCGCAAATTAGTGCTCGAAGGAAAGCTGCTGTCTGATGATGTGCTCAAATCCATCCTGGCTCAGTTGCCTGAAATATCTAAAGAGTTTGCAGCCATGCCTGTGAGCATGGGCCGCGCCAGTGTGATGGTCGACAATGCAATCTCAGCAGCCCTGGCAAGACTGGATGAAGCCTCTGGCGTCACCTCTGTGTGGGCGAACACTCTGGTGAGCATCAGTGAAACATTGGATGGTATGGATGCATCCGAGTTAAACAACTCGATTGCGGCATTGCTTGCTATCGCGGGCGGCGGTGCGGCGTTGGTGATCCTGAGTAAATATGGCATTGGTTTAGCCAGTGTGGGCGCAGGCTATCAGGCGCTGACGGGCTGGCTGAACAGCTATCGCACTGTTCAGGTGGCTACGACGGCAACAGTCTATAACGCAGCCACCATGACTAATCTGACCGTCGCAGCCAACATGAATGCGGCGAGGTCTTTTAGTGTTCTGACCGCAAGCGCAGGCGCGGCCAGAGGCGCACTCGCCTTAATTGGCGGTCCGGTAGGTTTAGCTGCTCTGGCCGCCTGGGGAATTTATGAATTTGCCAGCAGCTCCAGTGAAGCCGAGCAAAAAGCACAGCTGATGGCAAAAGCCCTGGGCGATGCTGCAGGTGGCTTTAAAGACGTCGGCAAAGAGTCTGCCTCTGCGAAAATTGCAGAGAACCTGGCGCAGCTCAGCGATGTAAACGCTGATTTGGCAGCACTAGAGCGGCAACTGGCCAACGCGAAAAAACAAATGGACGCCATAGGCACACCACGCTCTGAAACCCAGTGGCGTCACTACGACGTTGCTGTGCAAAAAATCGTGAATTTAGAGGCGAAGATCAAGTCCGCCAAGATGCAGCAGGACGCATTGGTCACAGCCAACAAGCAGCTGGATACGGTGGTCAACCCAGCACAGTCTGGCATCAACGACGACAAAGCCAAAGCCGATGCCTTAAACGAATCGTTATTAAAACTCTACAACACTCAGATGCTGAACGCTCAGGCCATTGATGCCCAGGGCAGAGCCTTAAACGGTGTTGATTTAGAGCTGTTTAAAGCCACGTTTAAAGAGGCAACCAAACTACCCGTCGATGCAGAAGCTTCTATCCGCGCCTGGATGAAAGCAGCGGACGCTGCTGCTCAGCTGTCCACAAACGACAAGTACTTAGCGGGCCTGACCGAAGAAGTCCGCCTGCAGCAGATCCGAGTGCAGTTAGGTGAACAAGAGTATGAGCTGGCCAAAGCGGTCTCTAGCCAGAAAATCACGGATCCAAAACAGCTGGCGTCCCTGCAATCCTTGGTAGTGCTGCAGCGCGAACTCAACCAGGTAAAGAGTGAAGACGATGCCCTCAATGCATTAAAGAATGAAAACGAACTGCTGCAAATTCGCCTGGAACACGGTGAATCTGAGTATCAGCTGCAAAAGATGATCCGAGCGCTCAAGGTCACAGATCCGGCTGTCATCACTCAGCTTGATCTAGAGATAGACCGTCAGCGACAACTGAACGAGCAGCTTGATGTACGCAAGTATTTAACAGACGGCACCTATGACGACGTACTGGACGGCCTGACTCAAATCGGCGATGCGGGCGGTGCTGCAGGCAATGCTCTGGTGGACGCCTTTGGCTCTGTCGCTGACCAGTTTGCCAACATGGCAGAGCAGCAGGACGAATTTACTAAGAAGTTTCTCACCCTGTCTGAAGCACGCAAGAAAGCGGAAAAGGAAACGGATCCGGCCCGTCGCACCAAAGCCCTGGAGAAAGCTGATGCCGTAGAACGCTCCTTGATGGAGGACCAGCTGCGTATGCAGATTGGTGGTTATGCCACCTTAACAGGCGCTGCCAGCAAGATGTTTAGCGAAAACAGCAAAGGCCGTCAGGTACTGCACCGGATGGAAACGACCTTTGCCGCCATCGAAACCGCATTAGCCCTTAAAAAAGCAGCAGCCAATGCCATCGCCGCAATTACGAATCAGGGAAGTGGTGATCCCTACACCGCTTTTGGCCGCATTGCCGCCATGATGGCCGTGATGGCTGGATTAGGATTTGCATTCAGTGGCGGCTCTTCAGCAAGTGGTACAAGTTCTACAAGTCGCCAGGAATCACAGGGCACTGGCACCGTGCTGGGTGATAGCTCAGCGAAATCTGAATCGATTGCCAACAGTGTAGAGCGCATCGAATCGTTGGAGCTGGACCAGTATGCAGAGCTTCGAAGTATCAACACGGCCATTCGTGAATTGTCTGCAGGGATTAAAAATCTGGCCGTCAATCTGGTGGCCAACTATGGCCGCTTTGATGAAGCCAATTACGAGGGCGAACTTGGCAAAGATTACAACCTGCAACTGGGAGATAAAGCGGCAGCGCTTGTGCTTGGCGGTGTCATAGGTGCTGCTGTGGATAACATGCTGGGCGGGCTGCTATCCGGCATTACCAACAAAGTACTGGGTGGCCTTTTTGGCTCGACTAAAAAAGAGCTGGTCGATAGCGGCATTAGTTTTGCGGCACAGGAGCTGGGCGACATTTTAAGTACCGGCCTTGTCAATGCAACGCTGTACGACACCATCAAAGTCACCAAGAAAAAAGCCTTCGGGTTGAGTAAAAAGACCTACGAGGAAACCTCTTACAAATCGCTGGATGATGACATCAAAGCCGAATTTGGCCGTATTTTTAGCTTCATCGGCACCAGTGTCACGGACTCTGTAAAGCTCTTGGGATTAGAGACCACCAAGTCGTTAGAGAACTTTGTGATCCAGCTGCCGAATGTGTCATTTAAAGATTTGAGCGGCGATGAAATCGAAGAAGAGCTGCAGGCCATTTTTTCCCAGCAAGGCGACTTGATGGTGAAATACCTGGTGCCAGGTATTGCTGAGTTTCAGCACATGGGTGAAGGCTTGTATGACACGCTTATCCGTGTGGCGCAGGAACAGTCCGTATTCAACGGCGCAATGGATAGTCTGGGCCTTGCTCTGAGCCGCTTTAACGGCATGACCAAAGCGCTGGAAATCGATGTCGCCCAGACGCTTATCGAGTTGATGGGCGGTATTGAAGAGTTCAGCACGGCAACCAGTGACTATTTCACCGAGTTCTACAGCGAACAGGAGCAAATGGCGTTTCTGACCAAGCAGGTCCAGCAGCAATTTGCCAGCCTTGGTGTCGCACTTCCTGCCAACCGCGATGCGTTCAAGCAGTTTGTCAGTGGTCTGGATTTAACCACCGAGTCTGGCCAGCAGATGTTTGCGGCCATGATGAAACTCAATGAAGCGATGGATCAGTTTTATGACAAGGCGGAGCAGCAGGCAAAAGAGCTGGAGTCATGGACGCAATCGATAAGTGATGAGCTGGCAAGGCTTGATATGAGTCCATTTCAGCGCAGCCTGGTAGAGTTAAAATCCTGGTATGACGCACAAATCGCAGAGGCGGCAGAATTCGGTGCAGACACCACCTTACTGGAACGACTCTATGCCCGTAAACGGGCTGACCTGATTGCCGCAGAGCTGGAGTCTATTAACGAAGACACCGCACAGCGCCTGCAGACGCTGACCAGCGAACATGACCGTGCCGTCAGTGAGCTGCAGTCTACCTATAAGAATTTAACCGACAGTATTGCCACCACCAGCAAGAGCATTAGCGCGTCCGTGCTCGGTATTCGCCGACAAATGGCGGGCTGGGATGAAGTGGGCTACCAGAAGAATCTGGTGGGTGGTTTGCGCTCCGAGCTCGGTAAAGGCTCAGTGCTCGACCAAATCAACACCATTGGCCAATTGCAGCAAGCGATCGTGGACCGCTACACGGCAGAGATGGCTGCACACCAAACGCTCAGTGCTGCAGCAAAAGAGCGTTACGATGCAGATTTAGCGTCATACAACGCCTTAAAAGATGCGGCAAAACAGCTGTCGAGCGCTGCAGATGCACTGCTATTGTCCGAGTTAAGTCCGGCGAAAATGGGCGAGCAGTTTACTGAAGCGCAAAAGCAGTTTAACGACTTACTGAGCAAGGCCAGAGGCGGTGACGCTGATGCGGCCAAGCAACTCGAATCCGTAGGCTCGACCTATCTGGGATTGGCTCAGGACTATCTGGCCAGTGGCAGCAGTGAGTATGCCGCAATTTTTGCACAGGTTCAGGCGGCGTATCGCTCGTTTGGCAGTTCCATTGGGGCTGCACCCACTGTGCCAGGCGAAGTGCTGGCGTATCAGAAACTGGATGCAGAGCTACAAGCGGCGGCTATTAGCGAGCTGGAGCAGCTGCAGTTGCTGCTGTCGGACTTGGATGCAAAAGTCCGCGCTGAGCAGGCGCAGGAGATGGATAAACTGACAGCCAGCTTTGAAAGCGCGAAAAAGGATCTGCTGGCCTCTGCAGAGAAACAAATCAGCGCCATCCATGCCCTCAATGGCGGCATGCAGTCGATTGCAGATGCAATAGCGGCCATGCCTGCGCCAGTGGTTGTGGTGACACCACCGCCCGTGGTTATTCCGCCCGTTGTAGTCCAGCCAGCCCCTGTATCCCCCATTAGCGGCACTGAGCCCGTTTACGTAGGTGAACCTGTGACCAATCCGATCCTGGAGCGCACCAACGAATTGCTGCAACAGCAGCTGCAACAATCCTCTGCGGCAACGGCCAAAGCGGAGCAGCAGAACCGCATACTGCAAAGCGAGCTGCAGCGCACCCAACAGCTGATGTATGAAACCATGAGGCGTGCCTGATGACCTTTTCAGAGTGGATTAAAACGCCAGGTCTGGACCGCTGCTATGTTGTCGAGTTTCAGGTGCGCCAAAGCGGTGTGCTTCGGACTATTCGCCGTTCAACGCATCCTTATCGTTCAGCGCCTGACGATGTTCCGGCGCTGACCCCGTATCCTGATACGATTTTGTCTGTAGGCAGCTGGGGCCGTGAACTGACAGAACTTTTTACGGGTTTTAGCACCACGGCGCAAAGTAGCATTGAGTTCTTTATGGATGACGAGCTGGAGTCATTCATCGAATTCGCGACGGTCGGCGGATTGCCTGTGGTGATCCGGTGTGGCGATGCCCGCTGGCCGCTCACTCAGTTTGGCGTTGTGATAAGTGCGGTTGCTGAAGCGTTGACTGCAACCAGTTACGACACGGCCCAGTTGACCTTGCGAGACCCTTCTGCGTTATTGCGCCAGAAGCTGCAAAGCACGCTGATAACTGTAGGCCCGAATGCTGGCCAGCCCGTGCCGATTTGCCTGGGCCGCTGCTTTAATGTATCGCCTGTACTTATAGATGACGCGACCAAAACCTATCAGGTCCACGATGGCGCTATTCATGCTATTACGGCAGTACGTGAAAATGGTGTGTCCATCCCGTTCACCGCGAACCTGGCATCCGGCACCTTTACACTGACCAACAACGCCAAAGGCCGTGTGACGGCGGATGTGGACGGAGCCAAGCCAGCGGGCCTCTGGCTTCACACGGCGGCCCATATGATTAGCTACCTGACCGCACGGTTTAGCCTGGCAGAACCTGCTCAGTTATCCAGCTTGCCTACCTATATGCTTGGCTACTACATCAGCGATGAAACCACGTTATCAGATGCCCTGGACGAAATTAGTGTCAGTGTCGGCGCAGCCTGGTTTTACAGTCGCACTGGCCAGCTTCAGTGGCATTGGTTTAACGGTGTCGGCGAACCCACGCAAGGAGTGAGTGCAGACACCATTGAGGACGATACCTTGTGGCCACGTCGCCGTATTGTGCCAGCCAAAGCCGTGACGCTTGGGTATCGCAGGAACTGGACGCCACAAGCCGATGGTCTGGCAGGTTCGGTCCGTGAAACCACACCCGCCTTGGCCACAGCCTATGAAAAAGAAGAAAGCAGCATCACCCTGGAGAACCCGACTGTTGTTGTGGACCACCCTGATGCAACGACCCTTACAGACAGCACCTTAATTGTGCTGCAGTCCGATGCAGCAACTGAGGCCGCACGCCGCGCCGCATGGGTCGCAGTTCCTCGCCATGTCTACGAGCTATCGGCATTTACTGCCCCTTTTAACCTGGACTTAGGACAGACCGTGACCATTGAGTACCCGCGCTATTTCACCGCTGGCCAACGTGCGGTGATCACCCGCATTACCGATGATTTGTTGTATGACACAGCCACGCTGGAGGTGATCCGGTGAGTAATGTTCGCATGTTACTTGAAAACAAATGGGATGAGGCTGAGCTTAAAATCGTCACTGGCACGGCCATCCCAACACTGCCTTTAACGCATAGTCAGCTCTATGGCCGCAGCCTGACGACGGGGATTTTACCCGATGAAACGGGCGTCACGGCGATTGAATTTAACTTGCCGGAGCTGACGCTTTTAAGTGGTTTTGTGCTGTACCGTCATTGGTTAAGCAATAGCGCAAAGTGGCGGCTGGAGCTTTTTGACGGGCTCAATTGCAGCGGCATACTGCTTTTTGATTCTCATCTTATCGATGCGGTGCCGACGAAAACCCTGGGCGAACTGGATTGGTTGGTTGACCCACTGGTCGCCAGTGCCTTTGATGCATGGCCCTTTAAATTTAGTCAGCTGTGGTTTAGCGACACCTTTGCATTCTCAGGTCGGCTTACACTTTTGGACCACGAAGCCCGCGATGGACTGCACGAATTTGACCGCATCTACATGGGCGTGACGTTCCAGCCTTCAGTCAATTTTAGCTGGAATAGTGAGTTTGCCTGGCAGACCACGGCCAAACAAAAAGAGACAGCTGCAGGCTCAGTCTTTGCGGCGGATAAACCGAAAACCCGCCAGCTGGCCTTTAGCCTGAACTACATCCTCGAATCAGAGCGTCCACACCTGTCCGAGTCCTTTCAATACGTTGGACTATCCAAAGACTGGTTTATCAGCCTCTATCCAGAGGTGGGCGGCATCAAAGAAATTGAACACGCAATGGCGGCAAAGTTTACGACTCTGCCCGCCCTTATTCATTCAGCAAACAACAACTACACGACCAAATATGTTGTGAGGGAGGCATAAATGGAGCGCCTAGCAGCACCCAACGTCACATTTTCCACGCTAGACCGAGGCGGTAGCTACCTGGTGAAGCTGCAGCAACTGGCCACAGCAATTGATACGTCCATTGCTGCGTTTAATCAGCAGGTCGATGCAGCAGCAACCGCTGAAGGTATCAAAGCACAAGTACAAGAACTGGTTGCCCTGGCACAGCAAGCGGTCACCGATGCAAAGGCCATATCCGATTCAGGATTGCCAAATCAGACAGGCAAAGCCGGAGCGGTGTTTGTCACCAACGGGGCCGCGAGTGCCTGGAAGAAAACAGATGGAACCGAAGGGGCTGTCGTTGCCATTGCTGCAGTGGCAGGACTGGAAGACAGGCTCACGGAATTTGAAATTTATGCATTAGGTGGCGCGCTATGAACGCAAATTTAAAAACGACCATTCAAACCCTGCTTGATGCAACAGATGGCGCAACACCAGCGCATACACTGCAAAAATTAAAGGTACTGGCTGCGGGTTTGCTGCTGGATGAAACTGAACTGGATGCAGCGGTCAACACGCTAGCCGATGAGGTCACCACAGACACGCCCTTATCAGAGCTGTTTGCATTGGCTCAAGCATCGAAAGGTTTATCCGCCGGAGCATTCCCTGTTCAGAGCACCCATTGGTTCTCAGAATACGCCCCAGATGAGATTTACTCGAATGGTCGCTGGTTGCGCTCTGGCGTTGTGGATTTAGCGCCAAAGGATCCCACAAAATGGGCTGGCAGTGAATGCACACTCTGGGAAACCTATCCAGATGCAAACTTACCGATCAATTCACCCACTGCATTTGTGCGCGTAAAAACATTTTCAAAATCGGGCTCGACGATAGTGTGTGCCGGAGACACCAATCTGCAGTGTCTTGTGAGTACTAACAATGGTATTTCGTTTAGTCCCCTGACAAATATAGGGACGTCGCATTTATCGGTTTATGGCACTGCTTATGCGGGTGGCCAGTTTGTAATGTGGGGCGAGGACACTCTATCTGGCTCCAGACACAACATTCGGGTATCCGCAACTGGAGCCGCAGGGAGCTGGGTACAAATCCCAATGCTCACTCCCAATGCGGTGAATACGATATTTGACATGGTGTTTATGGGCGATAAATGGTGGGCCATCGGGGGATCATCAACTGGTGAAGGTATGGTGATCCAAAGCACCAATGCCAGCTGGGGCGGGTATGTGGGTCCGGCAGGTTCGGGAAGCAATTCTCTTCGCTTTCGGAATATCGTGAAAGTCACTGACACCTTAGCCGTTATTGCGGGTATAGAGCTTAGCTCTGGTAGCAACATTTTAAAACTTTGGACCATAGATGCTGCGGGCGCTCTGACGCTTCGGTATACGGATACTGAAGCTCAATCAGGGAATGTGTACAGCAGAGTGATGCATGTCGATGGCGCGACTATCTACATCGCTCAGATCGTCAGTGGCGGCAATGTGCTGAGCGTCTACAAATCAACGGATTCAGGCAGTACCTGGACAAAAAATAGTTATGCACTGTTGGCCGGAAATGCCACTGCGTTTCATGGTGTGTGGGGCCATAGTAAGGTCGGTTCTAAACACATACTGCTGCTGTCCCAGCAAAACGGTAGTCATGGCACTGTCTTTTACGAAACCACAGACTTTACAAGTTTCAGGCTCTTGGCAGACATTTCTGACGGAGCATCTGCACCAACACCGAATGCAGCATTCGCTCAGGGCGGCGTCGCTATTGCTGATAACAAATACCTGTTCGCAAAGTCAGGCTCTAGCGGAATGGGTAAATCAATCACGCTACTCAATAGCATCTATGCAGGTATCCCCGTTGAGCAGACTGAGGGCCACACCACTAAATACATGAGGGTCGAATAATGAGTAAGCAATTGTATAGACCAAACAGAACAACTCAGGTCGCGCAGCCAAAAGTCTATGTCGGGCTGATGAACGTTCAGGTCAATGGCTCTGCAGCATCTCGTTTTGTTGGCAAACGTGCAGTTCCCGCAGTCTTTCGTGTGGAGTGTTCACTTCCAATCACCGACAGTTTTGCGGTCCCGCTGGCTGGCCTATTTGGAGCCCAGGGCAAAACCTTTATGTTTGATTTTGTGGATGGCGTAGCAGAGCGTGAAGTCGTTTTTGATGTAAGCGGTGAATGGGTGGTGACTGAAGAGCAAATCAATGCTCATTTGCCAGCTGAGCAGCGCTTTTCATTTGCTGGACTGAATATCAGCATTGGTGAGTAGTAGTGACGGTGAAACTGAATGTCATCTGATATTTTTCATGAGCTGGCTTGAGCAAATCTGACGGTCAGCTAAGAGCTATTTGCGGACGATGGCTCTGAATGCTATCTAATCGAAGCTTTTCACTGAAAGCAGATGTTCCTGAAAATCTCATCACGAGATTGGTGTTAATTTCGGATAAAGGATAATCGAATTCTTAATAAAAAGCTGATTAAATATGTTGAAGTAGTTTGAACAATAGTTTAGGTTCAAATAAAATTTTTAAGCTAAATGTGTAACGCTTAAACCTCATGTTTTTAATGATATTTTTGGTGGTTCCCTATGATTGATTCTGAAATTTTTACAGAGCAGGCTGAATATCTATCGGGGGCACTTTTTAGAAAGTGGTCAATAAGCCACCAGAACGAGTCAGAAATTATTAGAAAACTAACTCAGGCTGGTGCGAAGTTAATTACCGGTCCAAGAGGTTGTGGAAAAACAACCTTAATGCTGAAAGCATATAACCGTCTGCTCAAAGGGAGTGGTTCCACAGGTTTTCCTGTATATGTGAATTTTAAGTCATCTTTAAAGCTGGAACCACTTTATAAGAATAATACCAATGCTGCTTATTGGTTTAATCAGTGGATTTTGATGAAAATCCTATTGGGTATATATGAAACCCTCGATGAACTATCAAATAACAGAGTTTTATTTAGACTAAATGTTTTTTTGATTAGGAAGAATATTGAACTACTTGAACTAGGAAGGATCGATTTATTAAGAAGTGAAGAAGAAAGGGTAACAGTAACAGATATTCATGATTTTACGGATAAATGCTGTGAAGCATTAGAAAAAACTAGATGTATTCTTCTACTTGACGATGCCGGACATGCGTTTTCTTCGGATCAACAAAAAGATTTTTTTGAATTTTTTAGGCAAGTAAAGTCCAGAAGCATATCTCCCAAGGCGGCCGTTTATCCAGGTGTAATTAACTATTCATCATCCTTTCATATTGGACATGATGCTGAGGAAATTGATGTTTGGGTTAAACCTGGGAGTGAGGGTTATCTAGAATTCATGCATTCACTTTTGGAATCTAGATTTGAAAAAGATGTGTTTAGCAGGTTGATGAGTGAAAAAAACTTGTTAAATTTATTGTGTTTTGCTGCATACGGAATCCCTAGATCATTATTAAACATGATTTCATCATTTTACGACGAAGAGGATGATAAACCTTTAAAACTAGATAATAAAAAGGTCCTTAAAGCAATTAAGAATAATTTTAATGAGACTTATGCGGTTTACGAATCTTTAAAAATAAAACTGCCCATGTATAGAAATTTCGTTGATGCAGGCTCAAGCTTTTACGAAGGTTCACTTAAAATAATAAAAGAATTTAATAAAGGAGGCGACATAAAAAAGCAGAGTTCAATTATTGCAGTCAAAAGACCTATATCCTCCGAACTGACAAAAGTCGTTGGATTTTTTCAGTATGCGGGACTTTTGTCGAGAAATGGCATTAGCAACAGAGGAGAAAAAGGAGTTTATGAGCTATTTGAATTGCACTATTCGGCATTGATTGAACGAAATGTTTTTTTCAGTAGTCGAGCTATAAATTCTGAAAATTATTGTTATGCTTTTTTGAATCGCCCTAATCATCATTATCCAAGACACACTGAATCATCATTACTTTCAAACAAGAGTGTCGATGAGGTTTTTTCGTTAGCTCTTCCTCCATGTGATGTGTGTAAAACGCCTAGAATTTCAAATGATGCTAAATTCTGCATGAATTGTGGCGCGAAGCTTAAGGATGCTTCAGTGTTTGAAGACATTGTAAGTCAAGACATACTTTGCTTGCCAATTACATCAAAGAGAGCGCTTTCCATAAAAAGTAACTCTAATATAAAGACTGTAAAAGATATTTTAATGGATCACGACAATAAAGAATTGAGAAGCGTGAGCATGATCGGGCCTATTTGGGCGAGAAAAATTAGAAGTTATGCGGAAGAATTTATAGCATGATTCAAAGCTGGCGCAATAGCATCACCCAACCAGTTGGGGTAGAGCGTATAAACGATCTTAACAGTTACGTTTCGTATACTGCAGTTAATTCGCAATCTCCGATTGATACTTTTTACTCAGAAATACAGAGTATTTTACATCTGTTTCCTACGGGCTCTTGGCACGCTGGTAGCTGGGCTGGTCCACTTGCCATGATTGCTGTAGTTTCAAGTGTTGAAAATTACTATCGCCAGATATTCAGTCTAATCTTGCAAGTATGTAGCTACTCGCAAAAAACTTCTTCTCTAAACACCATCAATCTTGGTTCTGTGATCTGGCACCCTAATAAAGAGATTGAACGGGGGGCATTCGAGCATATTTCGTTAGCGTCAGCAGAAAATATAATAAACACCGGTAAAAAGTTTATTGGTATAGATTTTAAAGCTTTGGGCTTATCTCCAGTTCTGGATGAGTTTGATAAGATTTGTGAATTGAGACATGGCGTTGTGCACTCCGGTAAAACTCTAGCAGGTAAAAATGGAATTAAGCTTCAGCTACCAGGCAGTAAAGACCTCACCAAAATAAAAATTGAGTTTGCACAGTTCCAAGAATTGTTGGCAGTTTGCAATGCCTTGGTTGTGGCCTCAAACAACCTCATGTTTGAAGAGCTTATTGAGAGATGGGCTATTAAATGGAGAGAAACACCGTCTTGGATTCCGAGTCTGGCAGATAAAAAATTCAAAATCGTTTGGAGTATGTTCTATTCGCAAAGAGATGCAAGCAACGGAACTATTCCTGTGAAGATGAGTTGGATTAAATGTCGCAATCAAGTCAATACAGAATTCAATTTATAAAATTTTTGAATTTTTTTAAATCTGCCAGATACTAGAATCTAGTAATGCAGGCACACTGAGGTTGTGTTGTCTGACTAAGGTGCGTGGTGTTTTTTTAAATTAGAATGTCACCACATAAGGTAAATCAGAGATTCGTTTTTTCGACGGAGCCTGCGCTGAACTGCTGCCATTCGCTCAAAACTAACAACCAGGTTGGATTGGAACTGCTCGGTTAAATATCGTTTAAATGACATTTAAAGATGTTTGGCCGTTTCACCTAAAGTGATAAATTTCTCAAACTAGGTGAAACGTTTTTATCAAACTAGGTGACGCGCTACAACTAGGTGAAACGTTTTTATCAAACTAGGTGACGCGCTACATAAAGCAAAAGGCCACCTTGCGGTGGCCTTTTGCTTTATTGGTGGAGCCGGGGGGATTTGAACCCCCGTCCGAAAAACCTAGATCGTCGGTACTACATGCTTATCCAGTTATTTAGTTAACCCTATGAGCGCCAGCTGGCAGGCTATCGTCGGGCGAGTCCGATTGGTTTTAGCATCTTGGCTCCGGACAAAGCCTCCATGCGATCCTGTTAGGG